GGATCCACGGCATGCCCGACCGCGAGAAGCTCGAGGACGTCCGCAAGTCCGGCTCGTTCAAGGGCAAGTCCAACGTCCTGGGCCACGGCGGCCGCGCCGCCCAGCTGAAGGCGCGCGGCGTGCCTGGCGGGGTGATCGGCTCGATCGCCCGCCGGGAGGGCGCTGCGCCCGGCGGCCCGAACTACCACGGCAAACGCGGCAGCTAGCCGCTTCCCGGCCGCCCCGCGGCCGTTTCGGAAAGGACGTTCCCCATGGCCCGAGTCACCCAATTCGGCATCGATCCCGCCGCCGGCCTCTCGGCGCCCGGCGCCTACCACACCGGCGAGACCACGGCGACGTCGACCACCATGGGCACCGACACCACGCCGGTGGTCACCGAGGTGTACGTCGCCCGGGTGTTCCTCGATATCAATTCGACGCTGACGGGCATCGCGCTGCTGAACGGCTCGGCCGTCGCCGGCAATGTCACGGCCTGGCTGGCGGACTCCAACGGCAACCCGGTGGCCAACACCGCCTCGACTGCCCAGTCGGGCACCGCGGGCTACCAGCAGATCCCCTTCACCGCGCCCTACAAGGCCAAGGGTCCGGGCGTCTATTTCATCTGCCTGCAGTTCGACAGCACCTCGGCGCGCTTCCGCAGCTGGCCGCTGGGCAACTTTCTGGCGGGCAAGCTGACCGGCCAGGTCTACGGCACCCTGGCCAAGTTCACGCCGCCGACCACCTTCACCGCAAACGTTGGCCCGATCGCCTCGACCTACAGCTAAGCCGAAGCCGGCGCGTAAGCCTGGGCGTCCGTCCAGGCATACCGCCGAGCTGGCCGCGGCGGTCTGCGCCCGGATCGCCGCCGGCGAGAGCCTGGCCAAGGCCTGCAAGCGCCCTGGGCTGCCGGCGGTCTCCACCGTGTTCAGGTGGCTGGCCGACCCGGAGGGGGCGCCGGGATTTAGGGAGCAGTACGCGCGGGCGCGGGAAGCCCAGGCCGACTACCTGGCCGAGCAGGTCCGCGAGATCGCCGACACCCCCGAGCTGGGCGAGACCATCGTCACCAAGGCGGGGGGCGGCACCGAGGTGCACTCCGGCGACATGCTGGGGCACCGGCGGCTGAAGATCGACGCCTACAAATGGCTGGCGGCCAAGCTCGCGCCCAAACGCTATGGCGACAAGGTCGCGCTGGTGGGCGGCGGCGAGGGCGACGCGCCGGTGAGGATCGAGAAGATCGAGCGGGTGATTGTCCGGGCGAACGCTGAGGATCCCGACCGCTGAGGTGTTCCTGCCGCTGCTGGAGCCCGCCCGCTACAAGGGCGCCTGGGGCGGCCGCGGCTCGGGCAAGAGCCAGTTCTTCGCGGGCCTGACGGTCGAGGACCACCTGGCCGAGCGCGGGTTCCTGACCATCTGCATCCGCGAGATCCAGAAGAGCCTGAAGCAGTCGAGCAAACGCCTGATCGAGGCCAAGCTCAGAGAGCATGGGCTGTCCGAGGCGGACGGCTTCAAGGTCTTCAACGACGTGATCGAGACCCCTGGCGACGGGCTGATCGCGTTCCAGGGCATGCAGGACCACACGGCCGAGAGCATCAAGTCGCTCGAGGGCTTCCGGGTGGCCTGGGGCGAGGAAGCCCACACCCTGTCGGCCCGCAGCCTCAAGCTGCTGCGCCCGACCATCCGCGCGGCCGGCTCGGAGCTCCGCTTCAGCTGGAACCCGCGGCGCAAGACCGACGCCGTCGACGCGCTGCTGCGCGGCGAGGGGCGGCCGAGCCGGGCCACCGTGGTCAAGGCCAACTGGCGCGACAACCCGTGGTTCCCGCCCGAGCTCGAGCAGGAGCGGCAGGATGACCAGCGCGACCGGCCGGACCAGTACGAGCACACCTGGGAAGGGGACTACGAAGGCGTGAGCGTCGGGGCCTACTACGCCAGGGACCTGACGGCGGCCAAGCAGCAGGGCCGCATCGGCCGGGTGGCCGCCGATCCGCTGATGGCGCTCAGAGCCTTCTTCGACATCGGAGGCACCGGCGCCAAGGCCGACGCGGTCGCCATCTGGATCATGCAGTTCATCGGCCGCGAGATCCGCGTGCTCGACTACTACGAGGCGGTCGGCCAGCCGCTGGCGACTCACGTGCAGTGGCTGCGCTCGCGGGGCTACGGCAAGGCCGAGGTGTTCCTGCCCCACGACGGCGCCACCCACGACAAGGTGTTCGACGTCTCCTACGAGAGCGAGCTGAGGGACGCGGGCTTTTCGGTGACCGTGGTCCCGAACATGGGCAAGGGCGCCGCGGCGGTCCGCATCGAGAAGTCCCGCCGGCTGTTCCCGCGGGTGTGGTTCAACGAGGCCACCACCGAGGCCGGCCGCGAGGCGCTCGGCCACTACCACGAGCGCAAGGACGAGGCCCGCAACATCGGCCTCGGCCCCGAGCACGACTGGGCCAGCCACGGCGCCGACGCCTACGGCCTGGCCATGGTCGTCTACGAGGAACCGCGCGGCTCGGCCTCCCGCCTCGAGCTGCCCAACCAGACCTTCGTCTGAGGAAAACCATGAGCTTTCGCAATGCCTTCACGCCCGGCGACGCCGTGGCGATCACGCCGGTCGACTCAACGGCCGTGGATCTCTACGGCCTGTACGTCGGCGGCGCCGGCGACGTAGCCGTGGTCACGAGCGCCGGCAACGCCGTCACCTTCCCCAGCGTGCCGGCCGGCTCGATCATCAGCCTGCGGATCTCGATCGTGAAAACGACGGGGACGACGGCTACCAACCTGGTCGGCCTGAAGGCCTGATGAGCCGATCGCTCGCCGTGCGGGCGCTGCTGCTCGCGGCGGCGCTCGCAGCGGCCCCGCCCGCCGGCGCTCAGGTGATGGGCCTCGGTCTCGGCCTGCCATTCCTGCACCGCGTCCCGGCGCTTGCGGCCCTGACCATCTCGCCGAGCTCGGCGAGCGTCGGCACGCCCTACTCCGGCACGATCGCCGGCCAGACCGCCGGCTCGACCCTGTCGCTGAGCCTGAACCCGGGCGGCGCCTTCAGCCTGATGGGCACGACGCTGAGCGGAACGCCGGCGAGCACCACCAGTCCGCAGGTCACCGAGACGCTGAGCGGCTTCAGCAACAGCCCGCGGGTGACGACGCTGCTGACCATCACCTCGGGCAGCAACCCCGGCCAGCTCGATCTCAGCAATCCGGATTCCTACACCGGGCTGATCGCCGCCGCCCTCTAGGAGCGACACCGACCATGCAATCTCCGATCAGGGCAGCCCTGCTGCTCGTCGTCTCGCTATGGGCTTTCGCGGCCGCGCCGGCCTTTGCTGTGGCGATCAACTTCACCCCCGGCACGGGCGACACGATCTCTGCCGTGACCTGCGGCTCCGACAAATGCCCCAAGGACACTCTGGCCGACTCCGGCGGCGGGGACGTTACCGACACCACGAACCACGCGATCAAGGTCACCGCGCCAGCGTCTCCGCTTGTGACCAACCCTACCAGCACGCTGACCCTGACCTCGACCACGACGGCCTACACGGCCGGCCAGCTGATCGCCAACAACGCCACGGCCGGCTCGATCACCGTGCCGTCCTTCGCCATCGCCAACAGCGCCGGTGGGGCGATGATCCCGCGGCTGCGGCTGTCGACCAATGACGCGACGTCGACGGCCTGGGGCGGCAAGTCGATCCAGGTCGACCTGTGGACGGCGGCGCCGACCTTCTCGACTGGCGATCGGACCACCTTCACGCCGGCGACCGGCACGGCCTCGCACCTGGGTTCCTACAGCTGCACGATGAGCGCCGAGTATGGCGACGGCGCCTATGCCGAGTGCGCGCCCAACGTCGGCTCCTTCGTTCTGCCCAAGCTGGGCTCGGGGACGGCGATCTACTGGACTCTGATCGCCGTGACCGGGTCGGGCGTGACTGGGGCGTCCAAGGTGTGGACTGTCACCGCGGAGCTCGAGAATTGATCATGTTCCGAGCAGCGGCGACTTGGGCGCTTCTGCTCCTGGGCATCGATGGCGGCCCGTGCGCGGCGCAGGGGATCGGCGCCCGCGCCGTGGTGCAGGCCACCCCGACCTATTCGGCGCAGACCCTGGCCTTCCTCAACGCCGCCATGGCCGCCGGGAGCGCCGCGCCATCCACGACCGACGTCAGGGTGATCGACGCCCTGGTCCGGTGTGAGCACAACCTGGCGACGGGCGATCCGTGGGACAACACGACGGGCCTGTGGCTCACCGCCGAGTTCTCCCAGCAGGCGTCCTACCTCAACGCGGTCAATCCGTGGGGAGCGGCGGCCCAGGGGACGAACTGCACCGGCGGCGGCTCGCCCGACGGCGGCCCGACCTGGACGAAATACAAGGGCGTCAACTCCAACGGGCACGTATGTGTCGCCGACGGCTCCGGCAACAACATGAGCTACCTGGACACCGGGGTCCAGACGAGCGGCCTTTTCACCCAGAACGCGGCCCACATGGCGGCGATCTTCGCGACAGGCACGGTCGCCAGCGGCACCGTCGCCGTCGGCATCGACACCTCGAACATCTTCCCGATGAAGCTGAACACCATCGACTATGGTGGCCGGCCGAACTCGACCAGCACCACCGGCGGCGGCTCCAACGCGGTGTGGTCGAAGAACCAGAGCCCGACGCCAGCGGCCGGCCCGGGCTATTACGCCTGGACCCGCACCTCCAGCGCCGGCGGCGACGCGACCGACCCCGCCGGCACGCTCATGAGCAGCACCGCGCTCGGCGGGTGGACGGGGACCTCGGCCGCCATCCACTCGACCTACAATTTCTGGATCCTGGGAGAGAACGTCAACAACACCTGCTGCGGTGGGTTCAGCCCGATTCCCGCGTCGCAGATCGTCTCCATGGCCAAGTTCGGCGGGGCCATGACCACCCAGCAGGAAGCCACCGAGTACACCTGCTTCAAGGCCTGGATGGTCGCGAGGGGTCTGCCCTGATGGCCATCGCCTCGGCGACCGCGCCGGCTCCCTACGGGGAGCCACAGCCGGGGACGGCGCGGGCGAACCGGTCGCAGGCGGTGTCGACCGACGTCCCCGACGCGGTCCGCACCATCATGCCGGACCTGGTGGAGATCTTCACCGGCGGCGAGGACGTGGCGGCCTTCGTACCGACCGGGCCTCAGGACGAGGCGGCGGCCCAACAGGAGACCGACTACGTCCGCCACGTCGTGTTCAACGACAACGACGGCTGGCGCACGCTCTACACGATGTTCCAGGACGCGCTCGTGGTGAAGACCGGGCTCGTCAAGTATTGGTGGGAAGACTACACCGAGACCGAGCAGCTCCGCGGCGTCAACCTGCTCGAGCTGCAGGCCGCCAGCCAGGACGCCGAGCTCTCCGACGTACGGCCCTCGGCCGAGGCCGCACCAGAGGACGGCGGCTACTCTT